CGTCAAGAGCTGTAGCAGCATTTGCTGTTAGTGTAGAACCCGTAAGAATATCTCTACCCGTGTTTATATCTACACTGTAATCCTGATAATTAGTCCTACTCTCCTCAATCAACAACCCTAAACTTTCACCAGTCTCAGGATCATGATCAAATCTTGGTTCATCAGCAGCAGCAGTCTTAATTAAACCATCAGAACCAACATAAGTACCAGTGCTACTTCTGGTGAATGTAATTAGATTTGTCTCGGACATAGAATCTATCAAAGACTTTCTTCTTGCAAAGTCTAAAAATAAACTTGGTCTACCATAATCAATAAAAGTAGACCTTCTTTCTCCATATTCAATTCCCATATCTTATAATCTTTTGCTGTTTTTATATTTAGATTCCAAAACGAGACCTATGCATATTGAAGTTTTGTTGGATTTCTGATGCTGTGAGTGCTCTGTTGTATATGGAGACTTGTGATATGTTTCCATTAAACCTATAATTAGGATTTCTTGGACTTCTTCCAATATCAACAGCAGTAGAACTTGTACTACTATTAGAATTATATGATCTTGTTATATCAAATTGCCCATTAACGTAAAATGAAACTTGAGTGTTATTTTTAGATATACAAACATTAGTCCAAGTATTTGGTGGAATTCTAATCGTAGAATATTTCCAAGATCCATCATACGATGCTAATAATTTTCCTGTTGCTGGAGAATCACTGCTTATCCACATCATATATCCTCCGCCAACTCTATAATCTACCGAGTCACACACCAGCATCCAACCAGTATAACCAGTATCTTCATATCTTATCCAAGCAGATGTTGTATAATATATTGATTTTCCTAAAGTTGAGGATGCTGGTAAATTAACATAATCATCCGATCCATCAAAAAGAATAGAACTATCACTATAAGTCGGTCCATTTCTTAGAGTTCCATTATTTCCATTACCACTCAAATCAGTCCAAGTGGTTCCAGAACCAGGATAAGAGTTAGTATCACCAGCATCAAGTGCTAATACTAATCCATCCTCACTAATATCAGGTCCAGCATAAGCACCCATCAGACCATTTCCTCCATAGGTGCTGACCATTCAGGTGTGGAAAGAATATCTAAAATCTCTGAGTAAGTATAAGGTCCTTCAAGTGTTGTGAGTTCTGAAACAAAATCTGGTTGTTCTCCATCCCATTTCACAAAGGTCTTGGTTTCATCTACTGATTTGCATAGAGTATCAGCAGAAGTCTCACAGACTAATGAGAAATCAACCTGATTAATTTCTGTTGTGGAGAAGATTGCGAAGCTTCTATTTTCGTACATTGTCTTATTTGTTTTGTAAGTATTTAGATTCCGAACCTTGAACGGGTTGCATTGAAGTTTTGTTGGACTTCTGATGTTGATAGTCCTCTATTATAAACTTTAGCAACTGATATTTTTCCATTAAAATATTGAGTTGCTGCTATAGTTCCAGTTCCACCAGAACCAATACATAGAGGATTATTGCTACTAGCAGTTGATGCTGCTGCCCAAGATTCAATTTGAGTTCCATTATAATAAATTCTTGCTGTTCCTGATGATTCACTATATGTAACCATCAAGTGTGCCCAAGTATTAAGTGGAAGTTCATTATTTCTTTCTGCTCCACCTGCTAAGCAAGTATGTCCATTACCAGTGCCAACACAACCATATATATCAGCACCATTATTAAAATCTACGGCAAGAAAATAATTTTCCCATTTTGAAATTATTTTTGCAAGAGTTTGTCCTGCTGGTGCTCCACCCTCTCTCCTACACCAAGATTCAATACTCCAAGCAGTTTCCATATCTAATGTTGGACTATCTGGTGCTTCAGCAAAATCGTCTGTCCCATCAAAATCAAAACATCCACCACCCAAAGAGTTGTAAACTGCACCTGATATTGTTGCATTATTTCCGTTCCCACTCAAATCAGTCCAAGTAGTACCAGAACCAGGATATGAGTTTCTGTCTGCTGCATCAAGTGCTAATACTAATCCATCAGTAACTACTTTTGGTCCGTGCCCCAATGCCATTATTCAAAATCTCCTTCTGCCTTTGTTCCTCTTTTAGGTTTTTTTAACTTCTCAAGTTCATTACTTAAGGACTGAACAGTTGCATTGAGTTTTTCTACTTGAGTTTCTAATACAATATTCTGATTCAACAACTCAAAAGTTTTCTGTTGATACTTTGAAAGAACCAATTTCAAATCTTCTTCAGACATAAAAAAATACACCCAGTTTCCTAGGTGTATTTAGGACTTATTTAATCAACCTCAAAAAGTTCCAGCGTCAATAGTGATGTTCTCTAGATTTCTTGTAGTTCCTGTACAAGAAATAACTTGCGACTGACCTGCACAATCATTTACCCATAGTGCTCCGATTTCAATTGGAGCAAAAGCAGTGAAAGTAATTTGTGGACTATTGTTGTCAGTACCACCACCATCAGAAATCTCAGAAGCAAACTTAAATCTTGAATCTCCTTGTTCCCAAGCAACCGCTGCTTTCTTTGCGGAAGTTTGATAGTAGTTGAAGAGAACACCCAAGTCCCAAGTGGTTGTTGTAGATGGTGCAGAACCATTTACAATACCAAGTTCAATAGTTCTATCTTCAACAGTCATTGAAGAAGTATTAACTTGTGTTGTGGAACCATTAACATAAAGGTTTCCACTGACAGTTAAGTCATTTCCAATCGTAACATCATTTGGAAGTCCATAAGTAATACTTTGGCCAGCAACTGTTACATCAATTTCATTCGTAGTTCCAGCAAACGTCATTGTTTGACTGGTTGCTACTGAACCTCCACCACCACCAGTTCCATTAGTTCCTTCAGCAGTTGTGATTGTTAAGTCAACAGCAGCAATTGCAGTATCGGTATAATCCTTAACTGCTGCGGATGTAGGAAGTGTGGTGTCGTTATCATTTGATGCAATACCTTCACCCTCTGTTACGATTGCAGAAGCAGCAAAATCAGCAACTTCTACGTTTGATAGTGAGTTGCCAGTTCCATTTGCATTAAATGTTTTATTTGTAAATGTTAATGTATCTGAAGCAATATTTGCATCTTGTGCATCAACATATGCTTTAATTGACTTTGCTGATGCAAGAGTGTCATCTGAAGCAGAAACTGAAGAAAGGTCTGTGTCAACAGATGTAATTGCAGTTCCTGAACCAAATACTACACTTGTAAATGTAGGTGTGCTTGAAACACTAACAGTTGCAATATTTCCGCCAGCAGTACCAGTTACTACTAGATTATCAGTGAACTTAATGTTGGTGATGCTTCCTGCAGTTCCTACAGTTCCATTTGTATCACTAACTGAAATACCATCCAATACACCTGCACCAGCAGAAGTAACTGGTTGCCAACTCCATCCACCAGAACCATTTGCTACTGGTACATAATCAGTTGCACCAAAATCAGAACCATCAGGAGAGATTTGATTTACATCAATTCTATCAACAGTTAATGTTCCTGCAATTGATACATTATCAGGAAGACCTACGGTTACTGTTCCGTTAGTTCTGGAAACCTCAATTTCACTTGCGGTGCCATTAATTGCAAGAACCGCTCCATTGGCACTATCTCCAAGAGAAATTACACCGGAGGATGAATCAAAATCGTCCGCATCAAATGCTGCAATACCCTTTGTTGAACCATCAGCAGCAGCATCACCTATAGAAACATCACCACCACTAACTGTAAAATATGATGCACTAAAAGATGCAACACCAGCATTACTGGAAGATGCAATCTCTGCAGCAATTGTAATCTTATTATTAGAAACAGTTGTATCTACACCTTCTCCACCTTCAAATGTTAAAGTTTCACCTGTATTAAATGTATCATTAGAACCAGTATCTGCAGCAATTGTAAATGATGATGCTGCAGGAGAACTGAACGAAAGATTCCCGTTTCCATCAGTAATCAGAACATTGCCACTAGATCCATCAGTTCCTGGTAATGTATATGTAACAATTCCAGCAAGACTATCTGGTGATTTCAGAGTAATATAAGAAGAACCATTAGAAGTTCCTTCAACTAGATTTACTCCACTACCAGTTGAAGTTGCTTCTCTTGTCCAATAACGGTGTGAACCAAAGAACTTATTACCTTCTGTGCTACTGTTGATACCGACATAAAGTTCATAGGTGTCGGTAGTGAGTGCGGGTTCACCTGCCTGAAGACCAGGAAGATTAGCAAAGGCACCCCTTTTAAACTGAATTACGGGAGAAGCCATTTCTATCTATTATTACTTATTATTATTTATTGATTAAAATGTTCCTCCATCAATACCAAATACAATATTGTTTATATCAACTTCTTGTTCTACTTGTGTTACGAAATCATCAGGTAAGTCATTATCTTCTGATGATGTTGATAAAACTTGGTCTGCAGTAACTAGAACAAATTTATCTGCTGATGCACTATATCTCATTACATATTTGTTTTTTGTGCTATCCAGATTTTGTAAATCAGTATCTGTTAAATCCCGTAATCTTGTAGGCATTAAAAAGTACCTCCATCAATATTATCAATCTGAATTGCACCCAAATCTAATTCTTGTTCTAATTGTGTGATGAAATCATCAGGTAAATCATTATCTTCTGATGATGTTGATAAAACTTGGTCTGCAGTAACTAGAACAAATTTATCTGTTGTACTATCATATGAAACTAAAAGTCCATCTTTTGTAGCATCTAATGTTCCAAATGCAGTATCACCCATCTCTTGAATAATAGATGGTTGTCTGGCAGATTGCACTTTTTTTGTTGTTACTGCTTTCTTTGCAACTACATTAGAAATAAATTGTACTTTTTTGACTACAGCCATCTGTCTTAAGTCGTAATGCCTGCTGTTACAAGTGCCATTCCTTCCACTAACCTTGATACTGCACCACTTCCAGATGTTAATCTTACATCATAATAATATCGTCCAGGTTCCAAACTAGTTGTTGATGATGCTGGTAATGTAATAGTAACTTCACCAATCGCTGCAGTAATAGAAACTGAAAACGATGTTGATGTTGTTGCACCAGGATGCTTTTTCATTTTAGCAGCACCAGAATATCCGGCAAGGTTTGATAATGAACCATCATTTTCAGTGGAAACAAAAGTTTCTGAAAAATCAGCACCCTGAGGAATTGATATATTAATGACTGGATTGGCTGCCATCTGTCTTTTTTAACTATTTATCACCACCAAAGTCTTTTGACTTTAATAATTTTGCTAAATCTGCAGTAGAACCAACAAAAAGGGCATTATTGACTGTAGATGGGCCTTTTGCTTGCTTTTCTTCTTCCACATCTTTGAGTTTTTTCTGCAACTCCATTAACTTGTCTGTAGCATCAGCAACATTTTTAATTAATTGTCCAGCAACTTCATATGCTCTTGGCATTTCACTCTCTTGTGCAAGTTCAAGGATACCATTAATTGCCTCTTGTCCCTTTTCAATCAAAGAATAAAGATTTCCTCTTGTATATTCATAATCTTTTTGGATATCAGTATTTTGTGATTTTTGTACTTCAACTTCAGTATGCTTCTCAATCTCTGTTGATACTAATTCACCATCAACATTAAAAGTATTGTTTAATTCGTCAAACTTTTTTGTCATTTTCATAACTTATCAGAAAGTACTACCATCAAAACCAAAATCATCTCCAATTTCTATTAATGCATCATCTGCATCGTTGATTAGATGAATATCGGTTCCTGAAACATGAGATTCTTTGGGAGTGCCATCTTTTCCTCTTTCAACTTTAAGTTTTGTTCCTGATATAATTTCAAGAACATAAACCTGCTCATTGTCAATAGTGAGATAACTTGCATCTGATATTCCCGAAGTATCTGCAACTTCAATGTATTTTGATGTTGTCCCGATATCTTGGGATAAAGTTGTAATTGCATCTCCTGTATAATCTTTAATTGCTCTAGGAACAACAGAGTATGTAATATCTCTTGTTGGAGTATTTGTAGTGTCTCCCGCAATATAACCAATTTGAACTTTTTTGATAAGATCTTTGGATACTCCAGATGCAATTGGGCCAAATAGATATGTTTTTGCAGTAAATCTAATTGTATAATAAAGAGATCTTCTAGTTGTGAAATCTCCTTCATAATCATCTTGCATTGAAATGTTTTCAATTACAACAGGAATATCTCTCTTTTCACCAATAGATTCTGCTAAGTCAACAGTCAAATTAAATGATGGTTGAAAATATGGCAAAATTTGCTCAACGATTTGGAGCATATCATCATTTAATTTTGTATATATTGTAAGTTCAAATGCCATGTTATATGGAACAGGCATGTATGCTTTTCTGACTTCTGTCTTGTCGTTTGGATTGGTTGTTATAAAAGTTTGAGTTGTTGTTACCTTTCTAGAAGCATCATATTGTAACCCAGTAAATTCAAATGACATTCTAGGTAAAGAGATTTGAGTTCCTTTACTCAAATTTGGAGATTGTTCTAACCTTGCTAGAAACTTCTGTGTTGGTCCATATGCTAATGGAACCTTAATAATCTCTATAGTAGAATCTGAAGAATTAGTATGTTTAATTTCAATGTTGTTAAAAAGAGTACCGAAAGTAATAATTGTTTTTCTTAAGATTTCGTGATAAAAATATTCAAACATAACATTACCTACTTTAATTCTACTAACCGTTAATTATTATTTATGTTATGGAGTTCCGAAAGGATTTGTTTCTGTAAAATCAAGTATCTTGTCGGCTTCCACTTCAATATTATCATTATCTGGGAATTCGCCTATTGTATTATATTCTTCTTTAGATGTAAGTTTATATAATGCTCCACTTTCGGCACCATGAACCGTTTCTCCAGGAGTAAAGTCTGCGGTAACATTTGTAATCGTAAGAACTCCTGTACTTCTTGTCCAAGATTTGACTCTTGCAGTTGCTCCGCTTATTGTTCCAGTAACAATCTCATTATGAATAAACGTTCCAATGCCAATAGTTGCTCCAATGCCTGTGGGTGGTGCAATAGTTACAGTAGGAGCGACAGTATATCCAGCACCAGCATTGGTATATCTAATTGCAGTAATTGTTCCTGCAGCAGAGACTATGGCAACACCAGTCGCAGTTGTGCCAATACCTGGACTGCTGAATGTGACTAGTGGGGGATTTACATATCCTCCACCCCCGTTGGTTATTGATACAATTCCAAGAACACCATTACCAATTCTAGTTGTAGCTGCAGCACCTACACCAGGATCAGTAGAATATCCTACCAATACAATTCCTGGAGCGACTGTATATCCACATCCAGGATTTGTAATTTCAACTCCCTGAACTTTACTTCCAATCTGAGTTCCATCACAATTAGTCAAATTGCTAATTAAAGTTGCAATACCAGCAGCAGTATAACTTGAACCAGATGGAGATATTGAGAAAGCAACTGCTGGAGGAATGCGGTATTTTTCTCCTCTGCTTGTCATTGTAACAGACATAACGCCACCAACAGTGCAGATACCAACAACAGATGCTGTAGCAGTTACTGCAGCTCCAATAGAAACAAATGTCAGAGATTGAATATTTCCTTCAGTTATAGTATTATCATCAATTTCATCAACTTCAGTATCAATAACTTCATCTTCATAACGAAAGAGTTCGCATCTCAGATCATAAACATAATTTTTTTGCAACTGATAAAATGGTTTTTCGTGCTCAACAAATTTAATTTCAAAAAGTCTATCTCCAAGAGGAAAATATATCAAATCGCCTTCTTTTGGACGAGTCGCTAATTCAATATTTGGTAAACTTTTAGTTAATGGTGTTATATAATTTTCAAATCTCTCTTGAGAGATTATTAAATTAATTTCATTAGTTGCTTGTATTCCAAACTTTGATAGTAATTGCGTATTGTCTCCATAACCTTCATAATTATTGACATATGCTTCAATTGGATATGCACTATCAAATTTTGATTCAATAACTTCTTGTATTATTGTATTTTTTGTTATATATTTTCTTGGCAAATAATATACTTCAACACCATACATTCTCAACTGCTCGTTGATTAAGTCTTGAATAAGACTTTGTTCAGTCTGTGAACCTTGAAGAAAAAATGGATTAAGCATTATCCTATCATGTCAAGAGGAGGAAGTTCATATGTGTTTGACATCTTTTCCATAATCATATCAATTTCCTTTTGTGCATCATCATAGATTTGCCTTCCATTAAGTTCTACTCCTCCTGGAAGTTTTACTCCTTGGAATTTAATTAAGTTTTGTCCCCATTGACGTTTGATTAGCGAAGTCAGATATGGCTTTAAGAAGGAATCATTCCAAACTCTAGCATAATCATTTGGATTTAATGCTCTATAACAATCCATGATGAGATAATCGCCTACAGTCAAACTACCCCAATCAATATCAAGATATAATCTATCCTGTCTTTGATTAAATCTTATTTGCTTCTCTGTGGTTAATAAGAAATCAATATCTTCAAGATATGTTTTTGTCATTGCATATGTGAGAAGTTCAGTAGAACCCCAATAGTAAATATCATTCAAAAATAGTTGATACTTAACACTGAACATATTATTTGTTACAGTGTTTGAACCATCAAAGTGAAATATCTTTTGAACTCCAATCACTGCTGGAGGAACTTGAAGATAATTGCTATTTTCTTTCCAGTTAAAATCTACATTTGCTCCATCAATAGTTGCAGATGCAGTTGTTGTTACAATTCCAACATTTGTATTATTTGGAGCTCTTCCTCTATCAATATCTGCTTGTGTTACTTGATATTTCAAAAACATCTGAGTGACACCATCAAAGTGTCTCTCTTGAAAAAACTGAATGGCATCATCTACAAGATCATCAATTTGCTCATCAGCAACGTTAATCTCTAGAACTGGAGCGCCCAGTTTTCTTTTACAATAATCTATTAACTCTTGTCTAGTAGATGGTTGTGCCATTTACGGAATACCTCTATGAAAATATTTATGGTGCTTCTGAAACCAAAATTCGTAATAAGTTTTTAATTTCGCTAATATCGTCTTTCATATTGGCAACATCAGATTCAAGATTCTGTATTTGTTGCTTTTCTTCAGATTTCATATCTCTTCTAGAGACATACTCTCGATATTCTGCCATGTTTTTATTAACTATAGAATTGGTTTTTGGATCTCTATAGAGATGAGTATGTCCCTCAACTTTCAAATGTTCCATATCAAGCAAGTGCGATAACTCTCAAATCCTTCATTCTTGGAACATATGCTTGACTGGTTGAAGTCATGACAATTTTGATTCTGTATGCTTTGAATGATGAAAGCTCATCTGCGGTGAATGTATATTCTCTATAACCAATTTCATCAGGAGAGAATCCTACATTCTGAATTGGTTCATGATAAACATCTGGTAGTCCATCATTATTAGCAACATCAATAACTTGTCCTCTATCGTCAATGTTGTTATAACCTGGGAAAGGAACATAAATTGGTTCAAAGTTATCAGTTTCGCTGATAGCATAAAATGCTCTGATATTAGAATACAGATTTACATGAGCATTAACCAAAATCTTAATAGAGGAAGCGGGGTTTTCCAAATTAATCTCTTTAGAGAGATATTGGAAAGCAGTTGGATCTTCAGAGATGCTATTTACTCTATTATCAGTTACATAGTTAGTTACAACGCTGTTAACTCTATTTGATGTAAGAATTGTACTTATTCTCTGAGTGTCAATGACTGGACTTATTCTTGAATCAACACTATTAAGGTTGATTCTCAAGTTCATGGATTTATTTCCAGAAAGTGTGCTCAGTTTATTAGTTTCATTAATCTTGGATGCAATAATTCTTGGACTTGTCAAGTAATTTGTCTTATTGAGAGAAATAGGTTCAAATCCCTGATTAAGATATGGAATTTCACTACCACTGATGCTTGAAGCACTTATAGTTCTAACTTCAGCGTTAATAGATGTTCCCTGAACTGTCAAATTCTGAACAACTGGAGTAATAATTTCAAATGGAATGTTCTGAGTAGCCTTGATTGAATTTCCACCAGCAAATTTAGTTTGTCCCATGTAAAGCTTGGGGAAACTTGTTCCAGTAGTTCTTCCAACTCCACTTGAACCCATATCCAACTTAACGTTGTATGAATCAAATGTAATTGGATTTGCAACTGTTACATTCTCTAAGTTGTGAGTTTTGTTAATTCTTCTCAGAGATACACCACCAAGTTCATACTTGTAAACTGGAGTTCCTGCTGGATAGTTCTTGGAAAGAGTAGAGTCAACTCCTCTTACAATTTCACCACCAATAGTTGAACCACTGATAGAACTATAAGAAATAATTTCATCGCCAATTTGAATATATCCAAGATTTGTTGTTCCAACTCCTACATTCTCAAAGGTTGAGAAGTTGGCATTACTATCAACGACAATTGGCGAAGTTGAAGTAGAATTATAAGATTCTGCCAGTTTTGTAGGAATAATATCAGATTCTACATCAGAAATAGTTACATAGTTGGCATTAAAATACATTCCATGATTTTTATGATTTACAACGATGTGTAAACCATCATTATCAACTTCAATTTCGGAAATCTGAACATTACCGCCAGATGCACTGTTCAGTGTAGTTGTAAGTCCAGAATTATTAATGTATTGAACTGTATTTCCAACTCCCGAAACTACGAAATCGCCCTGAACATTATGAAGAACAAGTTCACTGGTGTTTGCAATAGAAACAACAGAAAGTCTTGCGCCAAGTCCAAGAGAATTATCTCCAATAGTTCCAATTCCAAGAACATCACCAATAACATAACCAGTTCCAGATTCTGTAATTGTTGCGGCTACAGCGACTCCGTTATTGATAGTAATATCTGCTTTTGCATCTCTACCATTTCCAGTAACTGTGGTAAGAGGAACACTGCTGAACAGTAATGAGCCAGATGCTGGAGTATATCCAATACCCGAATTGATAACGTTCAGAGTTCCAGTTGCAATACCAGCACTTCCAAAATAATCTCCAGTTGCATTTGTTCCTTGTTGAAGAACAGTATTTCCTAAAGTCAAACTATCATCTTGAAGAGTTGAATTGATTCCAATTCTAATCTCTCTGGAATTGAGATTTAAAGTATTGGGAAGAAGTTTTGCAATTTCGCCATTTCCTTCAGATAACTCTGGATTATAGAATTCAACTGAGCCATTAGAAACGAAGTCTGCTCTATAGAGAGTAAACTTGAGATCTTCCCACTGACTTGGTTCCCAAGTAGATGCATTTTGAGACTTGAACAGAGAGCCAAGATATGGTTGATTTGAAATAAATGTTTGTGTGACTAAATCAGTTTCGCCAACTCTTGAAATGTAAGCGCTATACTTGGTAGAAAGTGACAATAAGCAAATAGCATACTCTTTCCCACCTTCAAGATAAACGGGGGACTTAAATGTAAATGATGTTGCAGTTGAACCATTTTCAGAAACATTAATATCTGAAGGATCTAAAATAACTTCCGAGAAAGGAATTACCTTTTGAGTTGGAAGTCCTAATTCCATTGTTCTCAACTGCATGATGACAGGAATATCCATGTCATCCTTAGAAGCAAAGAATACATCACACTTGGTTAAGAATAAACCGGTTTCATCATCAACATAGAATGATTGTGCAAGAGGATCTATTCTTCTACGTCTACGTCTTGTGGTTGAAGAAATAACATTCGAAGAAACTACTTGAGTTCCAGTAGTTCTTGAAGAGACTCTTTCTTCAAATTCTCTGTTGTTCTCAATTCTAGCATTTCTGACAGAAACAATGTCTTCTTGGACGGTTTCTAATGTACCAGATGAAATAAATCCTTCTTCTGCAATAGTTGATGCCGAATTTTGATTATTATCTGGATTATTGACAAGAGTAAATACCTTGTTTCCAGTTTCAAATCTTGGATTTGCACTATTGTTTGGATTTGGAATAAAGAAGCTTCCAATAAGCGTTGAAGTAATATCTGAAACAAGTTTTACGTCAGAAATTGTTGCTTGAGCACCACTTGTTTGTCCAACAAGAATCATTCCGGTTTCAGCGTATCCAGAGAAATTACCTTCAGGTTGATTTGATAACGAGAAAGTATCTACGTTCAGAATTGGTGATGTGGATGAATATGTTGAAGATAATAATTGTCCAGTATATGGACTTGTTGTAAATCTTGTGGTAGGTGAATTGTATGGGCCTTCTTTATGGTTTGATGTAGCAACTCTAAAGGTAATTCTAGCGTCAGTATTTCTGGTATCTAAAGGAAGAGAACCAATTGGCCTTGTTCTTCCAATAACAGTTTCTCCAACCTCAAAAACACCAGAAATCATATTGATTTCAAGAAGTTTTGGAACACAATATTTCGTGACATCAACACCATCAAAGAAAGCATACATCTGGGTAGATGGTTTTATTCTCTTGGAGATAAATTGAACATTTCTTGATCTCATGAATGAAATCAAGTTTCTGCTTACAACTCTATCTCCAGTAGAAGTATTATCAAACTGCTCTGTAACAATTGAACGTATTCCAGTTCTAGTTTCTACACCAGTGTTTCTAACTTCACGTAATGTATCTTGAATAACATTAGTAGTTCTTCTTCTTGTTGTTTCCGTTCTTGTTCTTGTAGATTCAACTATTTCCTGGCCAGTCCAATTTGTTTCCCAAGAGTTCCAAATTGTTGGTGCAAAACCAGTTTGTGGATCCACGTCAAGAGTTCTAGATGCAATCTCAAGAGTTTGTGCATAATTACCTTCAACATTAATAATCTTTGGTTGCAATCTTGCAGTATCAATCCAAGTATCGGTGGTTGGGGTAAGTTCCATAGAACCTTCCCAGAAACTGATGATGAAGGGGGTTACACTTTCTGTTCTAGTAGCAAAAGTTTGCTTTAACCACTCAATTTCGGTGTAATCAAGTGTAATAACATCACCAGTTTTGGTAATATTTGAACCTTCTGGAGTTGTGAAAGAAATATCTGCGTTTGGATCTACATTTTGAACTGGGCCAGCAATTAAATCGATAGAATCGGTGTGATGCTGAGGTCTCAATACCTTATTGGCAATGTCAATACTATTGTTAAATCTAGCACTTTCTTCTTGTGCTAAGAATGATGTGAAGTTGTCAACAAAGAATCCAGATTTGAATCTATTGAGTCCGGTTGAATCTGGAATGAACAAGTTTGAAGTATTTGCTTCAAGAAGAGACAATGAAGTGTAATACTCAAGAGATCTGATTCTATTTTCAAGATTCTTGATGTCAACCATTCTATATCTCTTGTGATCCAAGAAACTAATAGATGCTTGTGATACATCATAGAGATATGGAGGCAACGAAACTGTTGCAATTTCCAGTGAATCGTCAATAGAAACAGGCTTTTCTGGTTTTTCTGCTGGTGTTCCATACTTAATTTGGAACTTGCCGTCCTTAGTCAAATAAACTCTGTCAATTCTTCCAAGATAGAATGAGAAGTTTGTGACAATAGACTCATTTGATGCCAGAATATTAGCAGCAGAATCTCCAGAACCAGTAAAGGTTCTTCCATAAAATTCAAATGGAGATCTTGAATTTTCTGAAACTGTATAAGAAGAAACTCTAGGTCTGATGTCAATAATATCAGTGTTTCTTACATAATTTACTGTTTGAATATCATTAGCATAATCAAATGCATCATATGAGTTTACTGTTGTAATATCGCCATCATCTGTTGATTGGTAATAACCACTTTCAAAGTAAACTTTCAGTTTTCTATTTGGTGCTTTTACGTTAGATTTCTTAGAAATATAACCATAGTCATAGAAAGCAGAATTTTGTCCGCTAGCAAATGAATAATTTGAAGATACATTGATACTTGGCGTATCAATTGTTGTAATGATTGCTTGAATATTGGATTCTGCAAATACTACAACTTCACCTTCTCTAAAGTTTTTATTATTTTTGCCAATGAATGCTATCTTGGAATCTGTTAATCTCTCCGCACAGATTGCAACTGCTCCAGTATCTCTTCCAGTGATTTTTTCTCCAATTATAATATCGGAAGTTTTTCCAGTTGGGCCTGTAATCGAAGAAAGTATGAAAGTTGGTGCAGATGCATTAGAAGTATCTACCGATTCAAAAATTCCATGAATGTTTACAACATCTGGAACATTCAAAGAGATTTTTTCGTCTTGAACCCTAGTTCCATACGCATAATTGCCATATGAAAGTCCATCATTTAGAGTTGTTGCGCCAATTCCAGATGCCTCAAGTTTTGATTTATCTACGACTATACTATTAACTCTATTCTTTAGTTTAATCTTAGATTTTGGTTTAATCTTGGTTAAAGTTGCAACCAGAGTGGCATCGTCATTACCAGAACTCAGATTATAAATCTGCAGTTGAGTTGAAGATGCATTGAAAGATAGTTTGTCAGAAGTTAAAACTTCAATCGTACCATCTTTTTTGATTAATTCATATCTTTCTGGTTCAAATGGCAAGAAAGTTTCATTTTCCCCAGCACTGACTGCCACAGATAATTGATTTCCAGAAATATTAACAGAATATGACTTTCTGACTGTCAAAGATGCGTCTGTTAAATCAACTTCTGCAATATTATCTTTTGGAAGTTTTGTATAGAAAGAATTATCTACAGAACCTTCAAGTTTTGTTGCTACAACTTTTAAATCAGAAACTGATAATGCAGATGCTGGAAGTTTTCCATCACAAATACCAGTTACGGTTGTGACTCCACTTACAGAAATGAGTGACGAACCAACACTAACAACAGAAGCAAGGACTGGATCTGATGATGTTTGATTGCTGAATTTGAGAATATTTCCAACTTTAATTTTTCCTGGGAATTGTGGATTTGTGCTAGAAATTACACTAATTCCAGTAGCACCATCAACTGCTCCAATCGAAGATACGCCAACATTAAGTAAATCGGATTGAATTGTATCTGCAGTAAATGTTGCTCCTACTCCTGCCGCGGCTGCAACAGACTTAACATCAGAAATTCCATAAGTCGTTACTGCAGTCGCAACTCTAGTATTTTCGATACCATTAAAAATAAATGGTTCATTCTTTATAAAGTCACCCTTTCTATCATATAATGTAAGTCCTGTTGATGCTGTTACTGATGTACTTAAGAAAGCAGTCGCACCACTATACTTGCCCTTAACAAAGGTTGGAGTAGACAGTGTGATTGGTTCGTTTAAAGTGATTTCAGAGAATGTCTGAACATCATACAAAGAAATGTTCCACTCATTTAAATTTAAATTAGCGGCGTTGTATGAGCCAGATTCTAATTTGAAATCATAAACTCTAGCTAAACCAATTTCTTTTCCAGGAGAATTGGTTTGAGTTTCGCCAACTCTAGAGTCTCTTAAACTGAGAATATAAGTGTTTCCGATTCCAATAGTTGGTGAACCATAAACTCTATTGAGTTTAAGAGTAGATCCAGTTTGATAATTGACTGCTTGATTATTTAATACTTTAAGAGTTCTTGTTTTTGGAACATCCAAAAATGTTGGACTAATAGTTTCAACTTCATACCCCTTAACAAAGGCTTTTCCTGGCGAAACTTGATATAATGCTAAATCTTCAGAAGGACTTGAACCTCCATAAGTTTGTTGGTTGGCATTAAATACGCCTCTATTGCCAATATTGTCATTTAAAGATTCTTTGACTGTTAAATCAAAAGGAGTTACATAGTAATCTCCAGATTCTGCATATGTTCTTCTTGCTAATTCACTCTCAATAACATTGTATTCAGTTGTTTTATTTTGAGATCTTAAAACACCATTATTAATTGTGGCAAGTTCAATAAATCCATTGTCATCAAAATCAGTCAGTTCTTTTTTAAACAGAGATGATGTAATTTTTAATCTATCTGCTCCTGGAGCAGAATAGTTATTAAATCCCTTAGAATTATCATTTAGTGATGGATCAATATCAGCATTAACAATCTCTTCAGTGAGTAAAAGTCCTATTCTGTAACTTGGAGTATCTGAATACTGATCAAGAATAATAGTCTCATCACTTACATTTAAAAATTGTCCTCTACAAAAATAAATTCCATTTGAGATAGAAAATGCAGAACCAATAGCATTCGAATCTGTCGCTATGGTGGTTGCAAATGGTTCTCCAACAGCGACGATAGTGTTTGCTGATGAAATTGTAACGTTAGAGGTTAAATTCTCACCATTCGAGAACTGGACAGTAGAATTATCTGACGAATTTGAACCAAGATAACTTATATAAAGAGTAGTATTTCCTCTTTCGGACTCATCTGAAAGAATAACTTTATTTACGACTGCAGTTACTCCAGATGTTTGTCCAGTAATTTTTGCACCAATAAGTTGATTGATATAGTCAGAAACTGGAATTCCAAGATAACTGTTTTCTATCTGAATTGCAGGATATTGTGCAATATATGCAGTATTTCCAGGAATAACCTTTGCACCCTCTTTAAAAAAGTGCTGTCCAAATTTTTCAATTTGGTTTTGTAATATTGACTGAAGAGTAGTTAATTCTCTTGCCTGAACAGGGTACCCTGGTTTGAATAATACTTTATAATAGTCATTATTTGCATCAAAATCGTCAAAATATGGTGCTACGTTGAGATTCGTTTCCTGAGACATAATTCTTTAGAACTGCAAAATGACTTTGATATCTTCTTTTTGATTTATTGATCTTGTGATCGATGGACGATTATCTACGTAAATAATATTTCCAGAATATTTTTCAACTTCTGGTTGAGCAACTCCTTGCGTAAATGATTGGCCAAGGTAATATGTCCTACTATTTATTACGGTTGAGACACCTGTGAAGGATGTCTGAATTGCCAAAGTTGTAGAACCACCAAGAATGTTTATAGAACCACCAGAACCAGGAGTTGCGGTAAAACGTTGCAACCTAAATCCATATGTGGGTGAGGTATTTTGCGTTCCATCAGTATTGAATCCTGCAAGTGATCTATCTTGCCAATACTTCAATATACCCGTCGTAGCATCATAAGAAATAACTCTGCCGACTGCAGTTGAACCAACTCCGACTGTTTGTGTAACAAATGCGTCTGCGTCAAATGTAGTTGAACTGTATCCAGTACCTGTTAATTTGAGAGCATAAACCGCACTTGCTTTATCTAGAGAAAGATTTTCTGTGGAATTGTATGCATTTGGATTCCGAATGATTCCAATTCTGGAAATTTGGTTTCCAGTTATAAAATCTGGATTTTCGGTATCATTCTCAATTCTAGAATAGATTAATGTATTTCTTGCGCCAAGTTCTCTGTAAATGTCTGCACCATGTCCACCTTGAGGAGGAATAATAACATTAAATACAGGACTTGTGGAACCAGTTGGAGCTCCACCGCCAGCAAGATCTACGGTTCCATAAGTGTATCCAGAACCACCTGATGAAATTGTAATAGATTCAACTTTTGAGTTGCTATTGATTACAACTGTTGCTTCCGCTCCAGTTCCATCACCTTTAATTGGAATTCTTGTATATGTCCTTCCTGCAGTTCCAACTCCAACTCCCCTATTAGTAATTGTTACAATTTTGAGTTGTCCGCTAGTTGATGCATTGGTTCTAACTGATGCATTAGTAGTGCTGGTTTCCCAGTTAGCGGGAACTGGCATAAAGTTTGTAGAATCAAACTTAGTAATATCACTTGGGCTAATAGTATAAAGATATTTCCATAAATATCCATCACCACTTGTTCCTGCTTCTCTTGGTTCTAAGTCAGTGAACGTTGGTTCATCAAGTGATGCTTTTCCAGATGGATTTTCTGGATTGGTTCCATTTTGAAGACAAATATAAACTCTATAGTCAGAATTGACTACGTAATAGTTTGCATCATATAAACTAATTGCATTTGAAGGTCTTGATGGATTTGTTGCTTTAATGTCATGCCTATACATGTCATAGGTGACACCAGATTGCCAAGTTACCTTTCTAACAACTTGTTTAATATCTGATTCATTAATTTTTTTGAGAGCAACCATTGTGTCCCAATAATTGTTCTCCTCATCAAAATTATCTCTAGGATCTGGTGGATCCGTGTCCCATGTAGAACTTACTTCAGTTGCATTAGGTAATCCAACAAAACTATAATAAGAGTTGCTAGTGGAAGCCACACTAGCAACGAATTCTTTCGCATTCAATATACGAAGTTGATCAGTTATAATTGCTGACATTTCTAAATGGTTTTTATTTATTTATTTAACTATAATCAGACAATTTCAAAGGTTGTACTCTAGTCAAGGTTGCCGATGTTGAAATTCCAGCAGAACCATTCGAAGTATATGAATTAAATGTTTGTGGTGAGGTTCTGGCTCCCAAGTCAACCATTCCCCACGAATACTCTCCATAGAATTCGGTTGCTCCGATTCCAGAAATATTACCCAAATCACTAACACTAACGGTTACTCGTCTAATGTAAGTAACACCAACACCAGCAACAGATGTTGTTGCAGTTGAAACGGCAGCCACTTCATATACACAATCCAAGAATTGTGTAGTAATTCCCAGAACAGTATTGTCTTGATAAAGAGAAGTAACTCCACTTCCAACATTACTATCTTTGACAACGAAATAATCGCCAGTTTGGATACCACTAATGGTTGTAGCAGTGCTAACAATGGTAGTATCTCTCAAGTAAGAATTAATTGGAATAAACAAATCAAGAACAAATCCAGTAGATGCAACGCCAACAGATGTAGATGTTACACCAACGATAATGCCAAAATCTCCAGTGTAAGAATCTGAAGTGTTATTTTCATAAATGGTTTGTGGAATCTCAATAAGAACAACAGGTGGGTTTGTATTTGTGTATGCAGTTCCTGGAGTAGAAACTGTAATTGAAGAGACAGAATCACCAGTAAGAGTTGCAGTTGCCGTTGCTCTTGCAGTTGTTCCGTATCCAACAGGATTTGCAATAGTTACTGTTGGTGCAGTTGTATATCCAACGCCACCATCAGAAATAACTATTGAAGTGATTGTTCCAGCAACAGAAACAACGGCGGTTGCTGAAGCCCCAACAATTGAATCTTGTGAGGTTAACACAATGTTCTGAGTATTACGGGTAGTATTGTTTTCTTTTTCAGAATTGAAGAAAGTTCTTACACTTTCAACATAAGCAATAGTAGAACCAACACCAACTGGTTGAATAATATTAGTGGTTGGATTTACAAGAGCAGCATTTAATACTCTTGCTTTACTTACAATCTGTCCATTAACAATTTTATCAGATGTTTGCTTACACCAAGTAACGACTCTTTGATTATTTGGATCTTCATCAATCCCCGCTCCATTATAGCCATTTGTTCCAACAGTATCAGAGGAAATAATTTCTTCAACCAACCTAACATCCTCACCGTCAATTTGGAGAGTATCTCCTTTTTTGACAGTTTCTAGTAAATCGCGGAAAACTACATCAACATCACCACTTCCCTTATAGAAGAGAATTTTACAAGTATCTCCATCAAATGAACCATCAGCAGATGGACCCTTAGGTGCCTCTGAGAACACTAAGGTGCTGCCACCAACAAATAAGTAACCTTCACCTGGGACTTGAAGAATATCATTCAGGAAAACGAGCAATGTTGACTGAACATCAATAGAAGAACCTTTTGCTGCTCTAATAGTGATTGGAGAAGAATTATTTTTTAATGTGAATGATTTTTTAGTTCCATTAAATTGATTTTCAATTTTATCAAGAACCAAAAGTTCTCCAAAATGCCATCCAGTAAACTTATCGGATTCAGTTCTTTCAATTGTAATTTGGAATTCTTCAAATACTTTTGTTGTATCAGTAGGAATTCCTGTTGCTCCTCCGATGGGAACAGTCAAAATTTGACTTTGGCTATAACGATATCCAGAATTTTGAATTTCAAAATCAATAACACTAGAACCTTGGCCAACCACGATATTAACAGTTGCCTCTGTTCCAAATCCAGAAGCAGAATCGTCACTATAAACAAGAGGGATATTTGAATATGAGAGTGGGGCATCAAAAATTACAATTGGTGGATTTGAAGAAGTATATCCAGTACCAGGATTTGTAATTGTAACGCTAACAATATGTCCACCACTGATTGTTGCTGTTCCAATATTCTCAATGGAAGGTGTTCCAGTGTTTTGGGTAGTAACTCCAACATTAACAGTCTGAGAACCAGAACGATATCCAGAACCGCTATTGCCAATGCTTACGGAAGAGATGGTTCCAGCAATAGAAACCACCGCTGTTCCTCCTGCCGAAACAAGAGGTTGATAACCAAAACCACCAGTAGAACCAACAGAAACAATAATTCCTCCAACAGGAATTGATGCATTATTTGGATCGTATGCAATAGAAGTTGCAGTACCAGTAAAAGTAATGCTAGTAATACCAGTAGACTCATTCAATGAATAATCCTGCTCTACTGACAATTGTCCAGTTGGGCCTTGGAAAATGCCGTTGATTAATATCGCTGCATTATTTGTACTAAATCCCGTGACGTTATTTTTATCTGATTTTAATGTAAATGTTTTTTCAGTCGCATCAAATTCTTGTGAAATGTCATCAAAAATATAGTTTGTTTCGTATGATTCAGCAGAAGAATTTTCTATTCCAGATCTTGTAAATACCCTTCCTTGGAAAGTGGAGAATGTGGTAATTCCAGTCCAATCTCTTTCATCAGGAGCATTTGTTGTGCTGCTAATTGGAATTACACCTTTAGGTGCAGTTATAAAGTTGATTGTATTGTCAACAATATTGTAATTACCTACAATTTTAGTAACTAAGGAATTTTGTGCATGGGTTGCAATGCCAGTTCCCATCCATCCACGATCGACAAGAATATCAGTTGCACTTCCGCCATAACCAACAGTATTAATCTTCATAATTTCATCATTAATTTGAATTAAATCACCCCCAAAGAATGAAGTAATTCCAGTAAAACCTAAAACTGCCGCCGATCTAGTGGCATTTGTAGACAGTCCAGTTGTTACAGAAGTTGAAACAATTGGAGATTGAATATAATTATCAATCGCAACTAAACATTTTGTATTTTGATTTTTTGCAGTTAATGTATGGAAAGTTCCAACACCAACACCAGTTATATCAATAGGAACAGGAGTGGTGTTCAGTGCATCAGCAGCACTTGCAGCCAATTTAATCTTTTGATCGTTAATCTTAATCGCATAAACAGATGTTGTTGTAATTCCAATTGAAGTTTCATCACTACCATAAGAGTAAACCAACTCTTCTCCAGTTACAAAGAAGTGTTCTGGAAGTAAAATTGTATTTTCTGTAACATCAACAACATCAGAATCACTTCCATCAAAGTTTCTGAGGAAAATTTCTCTTCCTTTGTGTCTCAATTCAAATGCTCGTTTGATATCAATATCAGTTCCTTCATAGAAACCATAACCAGCAGTAATTGAGGCATTATTTAAATCAAGTTCTCCAGCCCTATCATCGTCAGCATCAATTAAATGCAGAGACATTTGGAAAACTCTAACCTGAATATCAATTCCTGCAATTGGAGTATAGTGTAGGTTTACATCGCCACTATCATTAACTCCTACTCCAATTGTTCCAAGTCCAACAGCAGTTGTTACATTTCCATATTCTGTCAGGTAAACATTACTGCCACCATTTGCAATAGATATCAATTCTGACATCTCATATCTATTATTTGTAGTGTCTTCAATACTTACAATATAGTAAGCAGCACTAAGTGATGAAGAGTAAGTTGAAATCGTATTTATTCCTGGAGAACCAGAAGCAGAAATGTAAGTGGTTTTGCTTTCGATATGACAAATATCAGATCCATCATCAGTTCCAATGTGAATAGTACTTCCAGTACCAGCACTAATTGTGCTTGCAAGAGAAACTGTAATGGCATTAACAGTACATGCAATACCTGCAATAGGATTAAATGCAATATTTACATTTCCACCAGAAATAGAAGCACTATATGTTCCAAGGCCTGAATTTCCAGTTTCATCTAAAGGATTAGTTGTCAGTTGTCCATATTCTAACAACTCAACATCTGTTCCATCATGAATGACGTTCAATTCATCATATTCTAAAACTCCATTGTCTGCATCAATTTCTAGAATAATCTTGGAAGTTCTATATGTTGATGCAATAGAAACAACGTCTGTAGATGATGATACTGACTCAACCTTAGAAGAAGAAATAACAGCAGTATCGCCAAGAGCTGTTGATCCAATTCCAGCAACAGTATTATCAATATCAAAATTTACAAGAGTTACGTTGTAATTGTTTACTGCATATTTTGTGGGGTAGAATAATAGGTAACCCTCATCTCCCGATATTGTAAAGTCATATCCACCAAGATCTAAAACAGTTTCAACCCTACCATATTGTCCAATGAATGCTTGAGATTTATTGTGGAGTATGGTGACAAATAATGCTTGTCTTTCACCTGTAAATCTTCTATCACTTGCAAGGGTAAAGATTTTCTTGACTCTTTGATTGATATTAAATTTATTGACAACGGAGAATCTTTCTGTTCTTGGGGTATCATTAAATTGAGTACTAATATCATCAATTGTTAATACTCTGTTTCCAAAAGATTCAAAATAGTCAGTTAAAACTCTTGTGCTGAAATAAATTTCATCAGAAATAGTTCCAAAGTCACCATTAAGTGCATTTTCAGTAACAATATCAAAATAAGGGTAGCAATTTAAATCAATGAACCTGGAAATATCTGCTATAACATCCACAGTGCTTCCTTGATAGTCTGAATAAACACCTTGGAACGCTGCATCTTGAGATTCAACTATTAAATCGCTGAACTTTAGGAAGCCTGAAGTATGGTTCAGAGAACTTACTGCATCATCCCAGGTTTCAAGAGAAATTTTGGATTTGAGTGAATATGAGAAGTTTTGATAGTAATTATTATCTGGAATTCTTTCTGTATTGAAGTTTAAGAATCCAGTTTCTCTATTCCATCCTTTCTTGACAATCGACGAAGAGGATAATTTAATCTCTGCATTAAAGTCAATTTTTTTCTTAATATTTCCTTGAGTTTTTGAAGTTTGTCCAATTACTAAATCATCAACATTAAACTCATTTGCACTGGAAACTTTTAATATTTCAATTTCATTATTCCAACTTTCTACTTTACCAACATTACCACTAGATTTAACTTCTTCTCCAAGAATGAAGTTATTTTTCTTGAATTTGACATCAAAGACTGGGAAATCTTTTTGTGGAATAATTTTGCCATATGATTCTAGCGCACTAAAATTACCTGGATATTTTCCTTCGGGCAGATATCCATCTAAACTATAAGTAACAATTCCAACACTTCCACCCAGAGGAATATAAACCTTAGAAAGAGTGAAGAGTGAATATCCGTAATTAGATGAGTTGTATCCATATCCAGTGCTACCAACACCGACGCTGATATTTTCAATTAATACTTTGTCTCCAACAGATAGTGGTGCTGAGTCGCTAAAAGACGTATTCAGTCCAACAGTAACTTCCTTGGTTGAAGAATCGTAACTTATGTTATTAATTCTTATTCCATTTGTATTATTGGTTGGAATAATTTTTGGTGTAATGTTGTAAATACCAAAAGTATTTTTTAGAATAGTTACTTTTGTATCACCAAGCTCATATCTTAAGTCAACATCGGAGACTTGTTTTCCAGTAAATCCATCAATAACAACCAGATTTGGTGCTAATGAATAATTGTTTCCGGCAGAACTGATACCAATTTCTCTGAATGAAGAAAGTGGTTCAATTTGAAGAATTTCTGGAGGATTGATGACGGGTCTTAGTGTTTTATCGGTAGGATAATCAAAACCAATTCCATCAATTTCACTAGAAAGTATTCTACCAATTGATGTGCTAGATGGTTCCAAAATAGCCCCATTTCTATCTGCATTAGTTGAAACCCCAACGATTGTAGATATGCCAACTACATCCTTATACCCAGAACCTTTGTATGTGATTTGAACATCACTTATGGCACCATACGCTGTTGTTGAGTTGGTGGTATAAGATGTAGTTGAATTTGTGGAAGAGTAAGAATCTCTTTCTGGAACTTCAGGTAAGTTGTAAGTGAAAGTAGCAGTTGTTTCAAGTCCGGTTACTGAGAAAGAACCAGAATACAAACTCTTGACAACATTAATTTCATTGCTTCCGGAAACTTCAGTATCAATTATAATTTCTTGTTTTGTGCTTGAAACAAAACTTGGATTTACTACAGTAAACTTGTAGTATAATTTTTCTGGAATAGTATTATTAACAACTAAAGACAGAGAAGCATTTGTGCTGATACCAACTGTTCCTATTTTAGTTACCTCAAAAGCACTAGAATTTCTGCTGGATTCAAATACACTTGTAAGTTCTCTATCAGTGTAGAGATTCATATCAAATGCTGAATACAGAGTAGAACCACTCAGAGATGATAATGAAGAATCTGACAAATCAAACTTGACAGTGTTTCCTCTATATGCATTAATTGCTGGGTTGATTGCAGAAATAGTTCCGGATGAAGCTGATGAAATATCAACAACTTCTGGATTAAAACTTAGCGATTGGTATCTGCTGTTGCAAAGTTTGATTCTATCTTTTGTATATCTAATAACATAATAAATTTTCTCATCTTCCAGTCCACCAGATGGAGACGCTGAAGTATGAATAACTTTATCTCCACTATTAAATCCATGATTATTAATAGTGATTGTATTTTCTGAAACGTCAACATCACCAGATACAAATGATTTTGGATTGAAGACTATTCTTCTGTTGTAATCATCATACTGAACAGTGATTGTAGTTGTAATTCCAGGAACGACATCAATATTAATATTGTCCTTCAAGGATAATCCATGAGTGGAAGCCGTCGCTACAGTAACGATATTCTTAGTTGCTTCACATGTAACAACATTTGAATTGACAGTTGTAAAACTGTGATTTGTTCCAGTTCCAATACCAGTCAAATAAAGTAACCCACTGGTTGCTGTTGTACTTGCAATACCAACAAATGTTCCAGTGCTACCGAGTCCAACCTTAAATGTAGATATACCAATTAAATCGTTGGATACTTTTGCAACATACAGAGGAGTATCATTTGCGATTCTAAAAGTAGTTACTCCAGATAATACTTCAATGGAGAGTCCATCATTGTTATTATATGATAC